CACCCTACCTAAAGCACCTTCACCGCTTACTCCAGCACGAGAAGCAAGATTAGCAAAAGCAGCCAACACCGGTAAAGAGCCTACGCTTAATTGCTCTCTGGATGTACTTGTATTTCCATCTGGCCCAAAACCTTGCCTAACATCAAATCTGTTAGCGTACGTTCTTTTTTCTCCCATATCTGCACTTCCGGGTTTTGAAACAAGGACATCTTCTATTCCACCATACTGGTCTCCAATGTTTCTTTCCAACATCGTACTCTGTAGGCGCTCTAAAGTATCTAAATCTAATGTTTCTAAATCTGCACGAGAGTATTCTTTTGATACATCATTAGATTCCAACATAGCATCTATAAGTTTACTTTTAACTGAAACTCTACCACCATCTTCGTACTGTACCATACCGCCTTGCTCTTTACCAATTAAGTTTTTTAGAAAACCTAATGGTGATTTTTTGTTTTGTCTATCAAAATATCCCTCAACCAAATCAGATGGTAATGAGTCTTGAGGTGCAAAAGCCATTTTTTGCATTGCATCAAACTGCCCCTGTGAGGATAACATTGACATATTATCAGACCTTTGTGGGTCAGAAAGATAATACCTCATGCCCCCTTCCCCACCAACTTGGTCAGCTGGTATAGCCATAATAACTTGTCCGGTAAACATATCATCATCCCTACCTATGTCCTGAGATACAAGACGAGCACCTTTTAAGTTTCTACTTGACACTTGCCCACCTTCTTGGTACACGGGTGATTTAGGTTGGGCTATGCCGTTTTGCATAGAAGCAGAAGCAATCAACGCATCAATGGCGCTATTACCATTCTGCATTTGTTGTCTATCTCTGCCTACTTGTGTGATTTGTTGTAGTACGGGCAGGTAATCAGGTACTGCCTCTTTTGGTATAATGTACTCTCCGCCTTCTAGCTCAACGTCTGGACCGTTAGCAACTGAAGCCGGAACTCCTCCTTCTGAATGTAATGGGCCTCTGACGAGACCGTAACTTGGGAATCTTCCCTTACTTGTATTAGCCATATAGTATGTGGATTTATAGCCTTATGTTTATAAACAGTTAGTGAAGATATTCTTCACAGTCTATTAATATAGTTAATAAAATAATATAATGCAAATAAATATTTTAATTTGTTCTGGCGCCTGTCATCCAGTTATATCTTTTAAGTTTAGAGAAAGTACCGCGTTTTTTGCTGGACGCTTTAAACTCGTCTTTAGTGCTGGCTTGGCTTTTGGGTGGACGTGCAAAATAGTCTGCATAATACAACGCATCCATTAAGTCATCGTTACGAGGTTTAGGATGTTCAAAGAACTCATCAACGATTTCTGTCATCTCTCTGCGAATATATAACTTCTTAGAGTTTACAATAGGTCCAAGTGTAGTTTCTAACCTATCTTCTTTTTTAATTCTTGAAGGAGGCTTAACTCCTTTAAATATTCCGGGCATCAATCTTTTTTCATTAGCACTCATACGAGTTACCATATCCCGTACCATTTCTTGCGCTGCTACTGTTTCAATGGTTACGCGCCTTACAGGACTATACTTTTTAGCTATTTCAATAATTTTCGCAGGGACATCGAATGTGGGTATGCGCTCTCTAAAGTATTCTAGTATATATCTATTCTTACGAGCATCAATGCCCATAACCAATATTACCTGATAATCAGAAGTATCTGATGCGGTAGCTGCAAGGTCAACACCAATGTAAATATTTATGGGTATCATCTCATCTTTTTCTGCAAGGTAGTTAAAGTTACTCATTTTTTTTCTATCGCCAGAGTAGTATTGAATCCTGTCTATCTTAAACGAAGCGTTCGTCACATCTCGAGCATCGTTCATATACTCTTGTGCAAATTTATTAACCAATCCTGCTTCTATAAACTCCTGCTTTTTAGAGCCTAATTTTTTTAAGGAGAACTGTTCAGGCCATATAGACTTACCGCTTTCTATTGCACTATGAAAGTATACATCCCAAGGATAGTGCCTATCGTCTTTTTTGGCCTGTTTAAAACCATCATAGGTCATTTGTAAAAAACTATCAAAATGTACAATAGTACCCGCAAGCCATATCCAACCTTCTCTACCGGGTGATTCTTCTAATGCAGGGTATATTGTAGACACAACCCAGCGTTTAATATCATTTCTTCTATCAGGAGTCTTAGTATTTAATTCAGATTCGAAGTCATCTAAGATAATACCGGTATACCGTACGTCTACTTCAGCACGACCTCTTAGTCTTTGGCTAGTACCTTTTGCAATAATTCTATCGCCCTTAGGGGTTACAAGGTCTTTTTCTGTCCAGCGCTTCCCGACACTGCCACCATCCATATTACCAAAGTAATATTTAATCATCTTATTTGTTTCTAAGTGATATCTTAAAAATTTTAAGTGGTCAATAGATTGTCCCTGTTCTTCTGAAACCCATGCAATAAAGTTTTGAGCATCTGCACCAGAAAAACATAGCTTATGTAATATTGCTGTTTTAGATAGTATTGATTTACCAAAACCTCTAGGCAAAATAATACACAGTCTTTCGCCCGGCTTAGTAGATATTAATCGTTTAGATATTTGATAGTGACAAAGAGGTGAGGCGCTTTTGTTTAAGAAGTCATTTGGTAAAAAGGCTCTACCAAAAAATAGTAAATCATTATAACATTTAGCTAACACCTCATCCCTTTCTGACATTTCTGATGCAGGGGGTATTACATTAAATGTTTGCAGGCTATTGTCTAGCTGCTTTTCTTCTTTTGGAAGCTTCTCTTTTTCTTTTTTTATTTTCAAGTGTTAGCTTTCTTTTTCTACGCTTATTTTCTTTGGCTTTTTTATTCGGCATATTAAATCTATTTTAATTCAGATGTATACAAACGACCATCCCAAGTAAAGGTACCTTCTCCTTCTCTTCTCGCTTGTCTAAAAGCATCTCTAAAAGATTGGGCTTTGTTAGATTGCTTGTTATAAATAGGATAATTATTTTTATCAAAAGATACTGGGGTATCAGAAGCTTGTTGCGATTCAGGTGGTTTAGTTTCTTCTGTAGTTTCGCTTACAGGTTCACTTTGTTCCTCTGGTATTTTTCCTGCTTGAAACGGCTCTGAGTGATGATGTAACTCAGGGCTTATTGCGTCAAAAGCTGCTTCGTCAAATATAGGGTTATACGGATTATTAATCGTTGTCCCAAGTACGCTTCCTAGTCTTCCAATAAAACCTTCCTGTGGTTTACTAGCCCCTAATGGGTTGTTAGAATACTCAGCGCTTGGGGTAGCAAATCTTTCATTCCAAAAGTTTGCTAATCTACTATTACCGGGAAGGGTAGGTCTTCTTCCAGCTGGATGAAAGGACGGTAAGTATCCTCTTAAAGCCATATCTAGCTGCCTGTACGGATTAATTTTTTTAGGTACATTAAATTGTTCGCCTCTGTGACCGACAAAATAATGCAATAATTCGTGAGGTATGCTACTTTCATTCCCTGTTGGATATTGTATAACAGCAGATTTTAATCTTTTATTTGAACCGTCTTCTCTCATCCTTATATCTTTTCTGGTTTGAGCAGCGCGGCCCGGTCTTGAAATTTTTTTAAAACCCTCTGGACTGTATTCTTTTGCTGTTAATTGACCGCTACGAATTGCATTTATTAAATCTTCGTAAGATTGGTTAATTGAAGGACGTTGTTTAATAAACTTACGGATAAAATCTTTATTTTCTTCTGCGATACTTTCCAAGTTAAGTTTAGATGGAGTTCCTACTTCACCGCCTTCTTGATATTTTTTTAAATGAGCTTGTGCTATTAGTTTATTTATTGCTGAATTTGCTTTTTCCATTACCACTTGACCCTATTAGCCCAATAAGCTGCGCTCATTTTACCTTTAGCAATATTCTTTCTATGCCTAGCTTTAAACGACTTACGTTTCATTTTAGTCTTACGGGACTCTCCTGCTTTAGGTTTTCCTGCTGTTTTTGCTCCCTGCTGTCCAAATCGTATTGTTTTAATTTTATCACCTTCTTTAGCAACTACGATATGACTTTTCTTTGGATGGCTTGGTGTACGCTTAGGCTTATTGAATCCACTGACACCGGCCCTAGCTAGTCTTGAATCTTTTTTCTTAGGCATTATGCTTTCCTTACCTTCCGTGCTACCGCTTTAGAATACTTTGCTTTGCTTTTACCTTTAGCGGATGCTGCACGCTTCTTTTTATTAGTGGCAGCTTTTTGAGATGCTGTTAAGCTTTTACGTACTTTTTTTGGTAAATAGCGCCCACGTTTCTTTTTAGGCTTCTTTTCGTCACCCTTTGTAACATATCCCCAGTCTTGCTTAGACCACTTGGATAGTTTATTACTACTAGACTTAGCACCCTTATAGCCTCCACCTGCTTTTTTATAGCGAGCTGTAGCTAATTGTGCTTTACGAGCTGACCATTTACCTGCTGGGCCGCCTTTGCTACCTGCCTTAACGCTAGCAACAATACGTTTCCATTTAGTTGGTTGGGTTTTTTTAGCAGAAGCCATCTTACTTGCGTTTCTTTGTATACTTTTTTACCATTCCACCCTTCATCATTCCCTTCTTCTTGACCATTCCTCCGCCCATCATTTTCTTTTTCTTTGGTCTTCCGACCTTTTTTCCGTATGTGCCTTTTCCTTTTGGCATAATTAACTCCTAGTTATTGTTATGTTATAAATTGTTTTACCCCATGTAACCCTTGTAAGATAGCACCGCATTAATCTGGTGAACCTTCTGTCAGCATATTAGACTCAAAAGCTTTTAACTTGTCACGGGAAAATCCGGTGAACTCTTGTATTAGCGCTACAGAGTCTGTTTTCTTTTCGGTTGATAGTAAACCTGATATTTTCATTAATGTCTCTAAGGCACGCAATTTATCCGCGTCTCGTACATCATTCTTGTCCACTACTTCTTTTGCTTGTTCTAATAAGTATGTCTTGGTAATACCAAGGTCATTCATTAATTCTTCTACTTCTTTATTCACAAGTGTCCTTATCTTCTTTTGTTTTAATAATACTTTGGTCCTTTTATGTGCATAGTCTCTGTTATTGGTCTTATAGACATTTAAATAGGCTTCTACTGGCTCCCTGCCCAGTGCTATCATCTTAGCAAACAATCTCTCTCTTTGGGTAATAAACTTGCTTTCATCGTATTTTTTAAAGGTATATATATCTTTTGGCGGCTTACCTGTTAGTTTGTGGTCTTCTGTAGCAAAAGATGTACCCAGTAAGGTCCTAACGTAGTAGGTTTTCTTACCTTTCTTATCGTTATACATCAACGCTTTACGTAGAATAGTAAGAACCTGTCCATCGTCACTTACTACCCATTGCCCTTCTTCAGCAGTTCTCCAGTCGTTTTTTAACTCTTCTTTGCGGTGATGCTTACGAAACTCATCTTCGTTCTCGTATATATGGTAGTCCACTCCCTTTATAGTCTTTTTGTACATATTAAGCCTCTGCGGTGAACTCCCCATCAAAAGTATCAATTAGCAGAGGTAGCTCTATTTCTTCAATAATCAATAGTATTTCTGTCATGTAATGAAAGTCACCTGTTTCTTTAAACTTGTCTGACAAAGACTTGAGCTCATCAATCGTTGGACCTAAATCAAGAATACCTCTTGGGCTTGTGTTTTCCATGGATATAATATAAAAATAGTTATTTTGGTATACAAGAAAAAAGGTGTTGACAGTTATAGGTAAAAACTAATAAATTTAAACGTCGGTTGAAGGATGTGAATAATATTATTAATATATTAATATATTAGTATTATAATATTATAGTATTATAATATTAATAATATTAGCGCTCTTTTATAATATTATAATATTAGCGGCGGTGTGACCTTTTCAATCACCTCGATTGTATGTCCTCCTTTTATCACACCGTCGCCTTACCTTTCCTAAGCCGGCGCGCTCTCCCAAAGAGCTTGCGCCCGGCGCTGACTAAAATCTCTAAAATTTTGAAAAAAAAATATT